ATCAAGCTTACTTATTAAACTTTTCTCCAGTGCTATTAGATTCAATTAGAGTAAGCGTTGACGGTGTCACTTGGGAACAAGTAAAATACTTTACAGAATCAGCTCCAAAGAGAGAATATAGAGTTGAATACAATTCTGATTATTCTGTTTTCATTATATTTGGCAATAATCGTGCTGGATACATTCCTCCAACTGGTTCAACTATTGTTGCAACCTATAGAGTCGGTGGTGGAACTTCTGGTAATATTGTTACAAATTTTGTAAATGCACAGTCATTAGTTTCAATTGAAGGCGAAGTTTTCAGTGCAGTTGTTAATTTTACCAATTATACAAAAGGTGAATACGGATACGATGGCGATACAATAGATGATATTAGATATAAACTTCCTATTTACAACCAAACACAAAATAGATGTGTATCAGGATCTGATTATAAAAATTATGCTAATTTGTTTGTGACTCCATACAATGGTGTTATGGGAAAAACAAATGCAGTTCTCAGACATTCTGGATGTAGTGCAAACATCATAGAACTTTACATTCTCACAAAAGTTAATAATTTTGATCTAGCTGTTTCTTCTAGTCAGTTCAAATATGAATTTACACAATACATGAATGAAAACAAGATGATGACAGATTATTTGTCAATACTTGATGGACAAATAATACTTTCAGATGTTTCTATTAATGTTGTAATTGATAAATATTACAAAAAGTTTGAAGACGACATCAGAGCAAACATAACAACAAGAATGCAAAACTTCTTCTCCCTTAACAATTGGGATTACAATCAAAATTTAAGAGATATTGATGTCATTAAGGCTTTGTCTGATATGCAACAGCCAAGAAGATATGATATTTATTTTACAACTTCTGATCCTGAAAATAGCGGAAAGCTTGTAAGGGCAAGATATTTTGAAATAATTAGACCAGATACTACGAGAATTAATTTTACCTATGAATAAGCTATACACAGATAACCCTAAAGTTAATGATAGGGTTGAATTTATATTCTTAACACCGGATGCAAATAAATGCTATCCAATAGATCCTTATTACATAGAAAACATCACAATTTTTTTCATTGAAAGAAATTATGCTTCCCCAAATATTCAAGAATACGATACTCAAATATCTCAAGCTAATTTAGAAGCTCGTTATCTTGTTCTAAAAAATATTGCCTGTGAGTACCCATCAGAAGAAAATGCTCAACTTGCAAACGATGCTTTTGATGCTTGGCAAAAAAGCATTGTTACTAATCCATTTTACTACGCAAATTCTCAAATAGTTTTTCAAGCTGGAAGTTCCACACAACCACTTTGGGTTCGTGGTGGAACAAATACAGATTCAATTGTAATCAAAGCACCAACAGATGAATTCCCTTATTGTAGGTTCCAATTTTTTTGGGATGCTTTCAATGTAAGAGAAGGTGATTATTTCATTTGTTATAAATGGAAACCAAACCCATCTGGTGATACATTAAGCGCACACTTGCCATTTTATCTTAATAGCGATATTGCTGCATATACCAGCAATCCAACACACAGAACTCCACCAAAAAAGTATTATGATTTACTAACAAGATATTTACCAGAAATGTACAAAAGTACATATGCTGATACAGATAGAACTCCAGAAATATTAGACAAGCTTAATCTTGCTTTGAACGATGGGTTCAAGCAAATGGAAGATTTGGTAAATCAAATAATTGATCTTCTAGATGCAAATGTTCTTCAAGAACCACTTCTAATTTACTTAGCTAATTTATTTAATTTGAAACTGCGTAGTTCTGATCCAACTAGATGGCGCAAGCAAATTAAGAAAGCAGTACCTCTTAATAAAATGAAAGGCAGATTAGAAGGACTTAGACAAGCATTAAGCGATGCAGGAATGGAATTAGTTGAATTTTCTCAATTGTGGCAAGTTGGGACAAAATATTCACATACAGAAAGTTTCTTGTATTCTGGCGAAACAATTTTTAAATTGTCAAAAGTAAGTTTAGATAAAAATAATACATTTTTTTTATTACAACTAGAAACTAATACTTCAGATTATGCAACAATAAGCTTAGACAACATAGAAATTTATACAAGTAATGGTGTTTCTTATATGAAATATATAGGAAACTCTCTAGAGCTATCTTCGAGATTAAAAATTACATATCAAATAAAAGAATTTCCTAATGAAACTCAAGTTCAAATTCACAATTACATATTAGGTTTGTCTTTGATTGACACAAGAGATGATCGTTATTTTGAGTATCCACCAAAGGATTGGAATACTTATGCAATTGAAGAGACAGATCCTTTGTTTGATGTGATTGTAAATGTTAAAAATCCATTTTATGAGCCAATTGTTTTTGGTAAAATTCGTACTGAATTTCCATATTCAGAACAAGCTTATAACATGGATGAATATAACGGTTCATTAAGAGACAGTTTTGACCCTAAAGATATTGACAAGAACTTTATTGAACCATGTAGAGATACAATTAGTGCTAGATATAATCTAGAACTTTCTGTTCAAGATTTATCTAATATAAGATTGGTCGAGGCACAAGAAATAATTGCTGAATACACGCCATTTCATGCAATTCTTCACACATTGAAATTTAATGGCTATATGGAAGACTATATGCTTCCAGCATATGAGTCTTGGCAGATTTTAATAAAATATAATGCTTCTGATTATTTGATTTCTGGTCAAGCTAATACAATATTTAACAGAAATATTAGACCTAATGTGTATGGTCAAGTTCTTAGAAACATGTTAGCAACAGCGCAAACCGCTGAAAGTGGAACAACAAATGGATATAATGAATCAATTATTTTGTTTTGTCCTTTGCAAAATTTACAAACGATTGGCATTTCTAATAATTCATCTGACACATTATTAGAAATTTTATCTCCACATGCAAATAGCGGAGAATATACTGTTCAAAATCCTGTTGGTAATTATGTTGAAATAATTGGTTCGATTAGTGAACCTTTAAACACAACAGAATTTAGCTTTATACTTTCCAATATTGTTTTATCTGATTCTAATTTTGATGTTTATCAAGATGACTTGTATTTTATAACAGATTCTACCTTAGACTTCCTTTATTATCCAATAAAAACTATATTTGATGTTGACAATGGTCAGGCTGTTGCAAGTTGGAAGATACAAATTATTTCAACTGGATTAATTTATGAAATAACAAATATAGTCAACAATAAGATTTACTTGCTGAACGATGGGTCTCTCACAAATTCTTATTATGAAAATTTAGATTACAAGCTTCTTGATAATAGCAATAATATAATATTTGAATCAACTGATGGTATTTACAATGTTGTTTATAGGGGAAGAGTAGTAGTTGATGCTGGAACTGGTATTGGAAACATTCAAACATTTTTAACAAGAAACAATTATTTCTTCTTTGATGCTGATTCTTCTCAGTATTACATTGATGGATATCCAGATACATCAAACGAAATTTATATAGATAATTACAATGCTGGTGATCAAGGTGGAGTAAGTGGTAAAATATTGCAAAGAATTACTGCTGATAGTGGAAATTTAGATTATAACAAGATGTTATTTTTAAAACCAATTACTTTCCCAACATTTACAGATCCAAATGATCCGAATGCATTAGAGGATAGCACATTTAAAGAAAACTATTTAATTGAAATTAACAGTTCTTTTTATTCGATAATAAGCGAAGAAACAATAGGACTTAATCAGTATCTATTTTTATCTGGTAAATTTGAAGAATGGGGAACGATATCGAGTGGTGGAACATCGGTTTCTTACGACTTGATAAGATATGTGAAAGATCCGGCAACAATTATGTTACAAGATTTTGATTTTGTAGATAGATCTGGTCAAGAAGTAATTACAAATGAGATAATGAACTTGCCAGCATTTGCAATGACTGATTTAGCTTCTGGTTCTGAGACTAAAGACTTTTCGGTACAAGAAGAAAGTATTGGTTACACTATTTTAACTAAAGATAATAAGAAAACTGAAGGGAACATATGATTGATTCAACGAATTTTCTTGGTTCTGTAAGTGGTAAAATTATTGACAAAAATGGCACCGAGAAAGTCATAGATTTCAAGAATGCTGTTTTGGCTGGTGGTAGAGCTGAACTTGTAAAAGTTTTAGCTAATAGCATTGGTAGTTATGAACAGTTTGTCTCAAGAATGATTTTTGGTGACAATGGTGTTGACGGTACAACCTTAAGATATGTAAACCAAGATAGAACTGGTTTGTTTGGCATTACTAGGGCTTCTAAGACCGTATCAGCAAGTATTGACAACTCTAACCCAACACAGGTTATTTTTACTTCTGTGTTAGGTTTCAGCGATGCTAATGGTTATTCACTTTCTGAAATGGGATTAGTGTTGAATAATGACGTTTTATACTCAATGGCGACATTTTCGCCATTGTCAAAAACATCTGATATTCAAATTATTTGGAACTGGCGTATAAATTTGCTGTAATTCGTTCTAAATATATCATGCCTAATATTAGTATAATCCCAGTACCAAGTTATCAAGCACTACAGCCTTATTATTATCAGGTGGATAATCAACCATTTGATGCCTTGGCTCAAAGAGATGAGGTAATTAATAATTCTGTAGATGCTAATACTGCAATTCTAGAATCTGCTATTGGAACAACAGGAACTTTGGCAGCAAGATTAAATCAATCCATAGCTCCAAATGGAGATCTTTTAACATATAAAATTGATGAAGCTCTTCATAATATAGGCGCACATACAGATGGATCTTATGATGGCACTGATTATGTAAGAATGACTCTTTCTGAACGCCAAAAATTAGCTCTTATAGCTGATGAAGCTAAAAATATAAGTATTCAAGTTGATCAAGTTAGTCAGATTGTTTATTTTGATAATGGACCAATTTTATTTAAGAATTCAAGTACTATAAACTTTGTTGTTCATGAACCGAATATTATTACTGCTGAAGTTGAAGTTGGTTTGCAATATGCACACAGGCATTTTTACAGTATAGAACCATTATCAGCTGGTTTAAGTCCAGATTATATTAATTATATAACTGGACTTAATGTTCCTTATGAAGAAGGATCTCTTAGGGTTTATGTAAATGGTACAAGAATCTACAGTGATGGCGCTTCTATTTATGTGCCAACTCCATATGCAACGAGTAGTTATCAGCTAAATGGATTTACAGAAAACACAAATCGTCTAGGTTTTGTGTTAGATCAAGCGATAACATCTTCTGATGTTATAAGAATAGATTTCAATTTAGCATTAGATTAAAAATCACTATGTTATTACATGCTAAATAACATCAAAGATTTGTTAGATAAAAACATTGTTTGCAACAGACATAGCGAATTCCAAATAGAAAAATTTATTGTAGGAAAAGAAACTACACCAAACTCTCAAGCTTGGCAGTGTCTTAGAGAATTAGAATCTCGTTATGATAGTTTGGTCAGTCTTGAAATGGAACTTGCCAACATTTTAGATGATATTGAAATAAAGAAAATAGAAATTGAAGAAGAATTAGAAAGAAATACTAAAAAATCTAAATTTATTATTAGTAAAATTGAAAGAA